GGTGCAAACTACTTTGAAATCATTGAGGTGTGCAAGGAACTTCCTGATGATGTGGTGGTTGCTTATATGACCCACACGGAAACACTTGAAAATGGTGTTACTACTATAAAGCTGATCGGAAAGTTACTTCGTGAGAAGATCACCATTGAAGGACTATTCACCATTGTACTTAGAACAGGTGTGAATGAAGGAAAATATTACTTCTACACACAAAACAGTGGCAAGGACACCGTGAAGTCACCTATGGGGATGTTCCCGACATACGCCATTGATAATGATCTGAATTATGTAGCTGATAAAATCCGCAACTTCTATGAAGTCGGTGAGTATAAGACAGATGCAGAAATGGGTCAGGCTGATGTACAGGCTGCATCAGATCTTGAAAAACCTGACGGCAAAGGCAGAAGAACAAGAGGTAAAAAAGCTGAATCTGCAACACCAACAGATGCACCAGAAGAAAAGACTGGAAGAACACGTAAGAGTAGGGCAGAAGTTCAGGCAGACAATGAACAGAAGATTGCTGATCATATGGATGAAGTTGACAAGGCTATTGATCAGGTTTTTCCGGGACAGGAAGAAGTATCATTTGATGAAGCAATGGATGTTGCCGATAAAGTACCGAAACCGGATTTACAGAAACCACCAAGAAGAACACGTAAGGAAAGAAATGCTGAAAAGTCTGAAGCTGTTCAGGACGGTACAATAAACGCTGATTCTGAATCTGTCACACTGGAAGCAGATGCATATTTCTATGACATCAAAAATAACAACTATGTGATGAAACATGCAGGTGAATCTGTTGACCTGATTGTTGACGGTGTTGAGGCCATGAAGGTGATCACAAGAGAAGAATTTAATACAGGAATTATAAGACTTGCACAGGAAAACAATCCTGTACCTGCTGACGCACAGACCTTTAGACGGTGCTATGAACCCACCTGAACAGCACGTCAGAGGTCAAAGACGAAGAAGAACAAGATCATGATTGCATTAAATATTTTTCTTGCAGTCATGGCAGCATTCTTTGGATTCGGTTCAGTGGGTGACAGGATTCAGAAAAATAGGGATAATTACACAAGGGTTTGTATTGCTTGTATCATAGCAATTATAATCATAAATTTATTTTAAGAAAGGTTAAATGGTGAAAAATTATGGCAGTAGATTTTAGTACATTCGATGAACAGGTTGATCTTAACGCATTACAGAAAGAGGTTCAGGAAGCAGACGATTCACAGTTTGAAGATGTACCGGATGGGGATTATGATGTAAGTTTTGATAAAATGGAGATCAAGCCAACAAAGAAAGGTGACAAGCTGATGTTTTCCGTACAGTGCAGCATCTTGGAAGGTAATCAGAAGGGTAGAAAGATTTTCTTCAACCGTACTATTTCCGGCAACACTTCACAGAAGTGGACTAATGGCATGGCAATCAAATCTGTTTGTACATGGCTTGATAAACTGGAAACAGATACAGTACCGGAATTTATCAACTACAGTGATTTTGCTGATTGTGTTCTTGATATTTTTCAGGAAGTACAGGGTAAAGTTGGTGCAGCAGTTACTTATAAAGCTGATGATTTCAACCCAATCACAATCAACGAAGCATTTGATATGTAAAAATTTTTAACTTGCTTGTCTAATATAAAAACAGCGGTGTGTAAAACGCACACCGCTTTTCAAAAAGTGGGTGATTTAGTAAATGATATTCTACGATTTTGAGGTTTTTGAAAAGGATTGGCTTGCTGTATTCATTGATGTGACGAATAAAAAAGAACACGTGATAATCAATAGCCCTGATAAACTAAAAGCCTTATATGAAGCAAATAGAAAAGATATATGGGTAGGATTTAATAACCGTCACTACGATCAGTACATCATGAAAGGTATTCTGCTTGGTATGAATCCTAAAAAAATCAATGATTGGATTATCGTTGATAATAAAGAAGGTTGGCAATATTCAAGAGCATTCAATAAATTACCCATGATCAACTATGATGTAATGCCAAGCAATGATGAAACCATGAAAACAGTTGGATTGAAAACAATGGAAGGTTTTCTTGGTTCAAATATCAAGGAAACTGATGTTGATTTCCGTATCAAAAGGAAACTGACACAGGAAGAAATAGAACAGACGGTTAAATACTGTAGGCATGACGTAGAACAGACAATCAAGGTATTTCTTGAAAAGGTCAGTGAGTTCAATGCAGTTCATGGAATTATACAGGCATTCCCAAAAGAAACGTCACTGTATGACATTGGTGACAGTGAAGCCCGGATAACAGCAAAGGTTCTTGGGTGTTCAAAAACTCATTTTGGTGATGAATTTGATTTCTTTTTTCTTCCATGCCTGAAACTGAAAAAATACAAATACGTTCAGGAATGGTTTGCAGAGAAAAGAAAAGAAGCCCTTGAAATGGGGTTACAAGATTTTGACAAAAAAGATAAAAAGACTTGGTACAAGTCACAGAACTTTGAAACGATTGTTGCAGGAATACCGCACACATTTGGTTTTGGCGGTCTGCATGGTGCATCTGATAAGCCGATACATCGGAAAGGTCAGATTCTTCATGTAGATGTAAATAATTATTACCCCTCAATGTTGATAGCGTGGGGTCTTGTGACAAGGGCAGCAACTAATGACAATTACCCATTGGTGTATAACACACGAAAAGCCATGAAGGAAAAGCAAATTGCTGCAAAAAATGCCGGAAACAAGAAAGAAGTCAAGCGGTGGAAGAAAGCACAGTTGCCATATAAGAAGATGCTGAATGCCTTGTCAGGTGCAATGAAGGATGAAACCAACGTAGCGTATGACCCAAGGAACAACAACTGTATGTGTATCAATGGTCAGTTGATGTTGCTTGACCTGATTGAACACCTTGAAGTTGTACCGGGATTTGAACTGATTCAGTCCAACACGGACGGTCTGATCATTTGGATTCCTGACACTGATGAAGCCTTTGAAATGGTTGATGATATTTGTTGGGAGTGGGAACAACGTTGTTCTACTGAACAATGTTCAATCTTGCTTGAACTTGACAATATATCAGAAATCTATCAGAAGGACGTAAACAATTATCTTTGGATTGGTACTGACGGTGGTGTTGAAAGAATTGGTGCATATGTCAAAGAACTTTCAGCTATTGACTATGATTTACCGATACTGAACAAAGCACTGGTTGACTACATGGTGAAAAAGATACCTGTTGAACAGACAATCAATCAGTGCGATGACTTAATTATGTTCCAAAAAATAGTGAAGCTGTCAAACAATTATAACTGGGTTGAGCATGAACAGGGAACTGGTCAGATCATTAAGACAACAAAACACCGGGATGGTACACGAACAGAAGTGTGGTCATATCCTACCACACAAAAATATACTTATAAATCTTATCGTGTGTTTGCTTCCAATCGTGTTACAGACGGTAGGTTGTTAAGACGTAAGGTTGTAAAACCAAAGGGTGAAAAATTTGGAAACACACCTGATCACAGTTTCATTTATAACGATTCTGTAATTGGGGTTAAAGTACCACCTGAATTAGATAGACAGTGGTACATAGATTTAGCAAGAAAAAGACTGAAACAATTTGGTATTGTAGCATAATACCGGAAAGGTGGGAACATGACAGACATTACAATTAAATATGATCATGGTCAGATGCTTATTCACTTAGATAGGTTTTTATCTGATGGAAAAATTACAAAGGTTAGAAAACTGTTGAAGCTGATCAGACAGAGTTACACACCGGAGTGTGAAGAACAGATAAAAGAATACATACAGCAGTGTGGTGTAACGGATAAAGACAAATTCCATAACAGTCAGGTAGCACTTGCAGGTAAGATTACAAACATTGAAAGTAATATTTACATTTTAGA